ATAAAAACTCGGCTAACGCCGAGAAAACTGTTGTAAACAATAAATACGGCGTAGCCAATTCACGCAATGCGCACCCATACGGCTACAGTATGGTTCATTTAACGCCTGATAGGCGGTGTAAAATTACACTTCTGGTGCGGGTGGTGCATTATATACAAAGCACCTAGGCAAACCTACGAAGAAATAACATTGAAAATCTTCACCAGCTGCCACCCACCAATCTAAAGAATCTCTATCTGAAGACTGGCCTGTTAAGGCAAATTTAAAGCCAGGTTGAGCTGTAGAAAACTGGCTTGTATTGAGGAAAGATGAATTACGAGCATAATAACATCTCTGATCACTTTCCCATGGTACCTCAAACTCGGCTGTTGGATTAACACTAGAATTAATATATAAAGCACCGTTAATTCCATCAATAAAGTCCAAAGGACCATTGTGCATAACTAAATTTGCCACCTGAGATTGGGAAGTGTTAGCTGGATAAGTCAACCGAATGTCACTCCAACTATTGGACGCTGAAAAAGGTCTACGTTCAATATACCCAGATATATGCCTAGACCACGAAACGGGGGAATGGATCATCATTTTATAGCGTATAGATCCACGATGGCCTTGAAAAGCCATGCGCACCCAATGCAACAAAATAGTGTTTACATACGTATAATCCCCCCCCGCTAATGTATTATCAATGGATTCACTTGCAACTCCTCGCAATGCTGGAAATTGAGGCCTAACTCCATGATAAGCGAAATAATCAAGACCATTCGACATCATATCTCTTCTATGTAAATTATACCTCTTAAGCATGGTGCGAAAGGACTTAATGGATTCACCCATGTAGACTAAGGGCAAATAATCATTGTCCTGCAAATGCAAGCCCATCAACATGGAATCAGCTTGCAAAGGTGCATTGTACTCGGTAGTATTAAACTCATCGGGTACAATTTCTGGACCTGATTGTTGCATAAAACCAAAACGTTGGAAATCATTGCTGGGGTTGTAAACCTCAAAATCGTCCCCCATCGATACATATACA